ATATAGATCAAACAACTGATGCGTTTGTTAACTATTTTTTAACCAACTACGCTAAAGACCTACCTGTAAGTTTGTTGGTAGATAAACCACTTTTAATTAAAAAAATTAAAGGTCTTTATGCTGCAAAAGGTAGTACTTTATCTATAGAGACACTTTTTAAAGTTTTATATGATACGGTTGCTCAAACCAACCACCCTTATGACTTTGTATTAAGACCATCTGATGGCAAATGGAGCCTTAGAACTTCTATTCGGGTTCTTCTTACCTTTGGAAGTGCAGCAGATATAAAAGATAGGTTCTTAACACTATCTAAAAATAATATTAAATATACTGCTGAAATTGTTAGAGTTAAAAGTCTCAGTGGTAATTTATACGAAATATTCTATCACAGTGCTTTTCCCGTACCATTTGAAGTTAATGATGAAATTACTGTAACAGGTACCTCTGGAACCTTGTTTATTGGTACTATTAAACCAACTACTACAAATGTAGAAATTGTATCTGGAGGCTCTGGTTTTAGAGTCGGGCAAATCTTTAACGTAACGGTTGGAAGTGGGGTAGATACATTAGTTAGAATTGCCAGAGTCAGTCCCACCGGTTCAATTGAAATTTTAAGACTTCTTAATTTTGGATATAACTTTACTGAAGATCTCAGTATTACTTTATCTAATGCATTAGGAGTTACTAAAAGAGTAAAGTACTTTCAGACTAAAGGTGGTGGTTTTTCTGAAAGCTTTAATGCTATTAGACAACATTCAATTACCGATGCAGATAGATACTTTTTAGAAGATTATGTAACTCCATTTTCATATACTGGTACTACTTTAGTTTCAAGTACCTCAACATCTCAACTACTAACATCTGTTACTACTGCTGGGGTTGAAAATCCAAACGATGCTAGTATTAATTTTAGATTAGGCGCTGTAGCTAGATACCCTGGGGAGTATATTTCAACCCAAGGCTTTGTAAGTGAACCAGATGTAAAGATACAAGACAGTCAACGTTATCAGCCATTTGCGTACGTGATTTCTTCTGAACTAGATATTAGTACTTTCTATAACATTGTTAAGAAATTAGTTCACCAGGCTGGTACTAATTTGTTTGTTAATAGGGTATTGTCTGTAACAGCTAACATTTCTGCTAACGTTAGTGTTGTATCTAAACAAAATGTTTTTGCAGACCTTTTTGACACCTTCTCTACGTTAGAATCAGTTGCCAAGTTGGTAAGAAAAACCGTAGATGCAGATAATGTCAGTACAGCCGAGAATACTGTATACACTTTAACCAAACCATTATCTGATGAAACTACAATTTCAGATGTAATTACTATCAGTGTCTTTAAGCCTTTTGCTGACGAAATTCAACTCAGTGATAATAATGCTTATAGGTTTAATAAGACAGAAACAGATAGCGCTGAGGCAATAGATACTTCAGAAAACGCAGCGCCAGACTATACAATTGGTATAGGAGCAGCTAATTATTTCTCCGAACAATACACTGCTAATTCTTTTGGTACAGCAATTTCGTTTAGTTAGCATACAAGATAACTTGTATAAATATAACATAGAACTTCTTAGAGGAATAAAACATGTTCACAGAATCAATTAATGTCAAAGGTAATTTAGAAATTATTCTTTTAGACGAAACCGGTAAACAAAAAGACTATAGAAAAGTTAATAACTTGGTGGTTGCAGTTGGTAAAGATACTATTGCATCAAGAATGGTAGGAAATACTATTGCAATTATGAGTCATATGGCCGTTGGTTCATCAAATACTGCTGCTACTACATCTCAAACTGCCTTGGGTACGGAGTTGGCTAGAGTAGTGCTTGATTCTACGGTTAGAGCTTCTAATACAGTTACCTATGTTGCAACGTTTCCTGCAGGAACAGGTACAGGGGCATTGACCGAGGCAGGTATTTTAAACGCTTCTTCTTCTGGTAACTTGTTGTGCAGAACGGTATTTGGTGTTGTTACCAAGGCTGCTGGTGATACTGTGGTTATTACTTGGAACGTAACTGTAGCATAACATGGCATTTCTCTTAAAAGATACTATTCACCGTTCGTTGGTGGATAGTGTTTATAATGAATTCTTATCGCGAAGAGCTAATTATTACTATTTTATTGGTAATATAATTGAATGGGCAAGCCCTCTTGTTCCAGGGACCCCTGAAGTTACGCAAGACTATGAATATTATACCCGTAACGGTATTTTAAGTGTTAAGAAGATTAATTTAAGAGATGTATCTTATGTAGTGCCAAGAATAAACTGGACGACCGGTACAGTATACGATCAATTTGATGGTAATTACAGTGCTACATCTCCTGCTTATTCAGGAGCTACCAGCCTTAAGACATCTAATTTCTATGTATTGACTAGTTCGTTTGGTGTATATAAATGCATATTTAACAACAACAATGCTGCATCAACTGTAGAGCCTTCAGGTCAAGACATTACCACATTTACTACAGCTGATGGTTATGTATGGAAGTATCTCTATACTATTCCTCTCTCTTCCCAAAATCGGTTTTTAACGCCTGAGTTTATGCCGGTGCAAAGAGCGGTAACAAATGCCTATTACTCCGAAGGTGAAGTTAGTAGTATTACTATTAACAATGCTGGCTCAGGCTATACAAGCAATGATGACGTTACATTAAGTGTATCTGGTCAATTCTTAGGTATGTCCGGCAATTCAATTGCTAATTTAATACCAGTGTTTAATACATCAGGTGAATTTATTGATGTTAAAATAAAAGACCCTGGTGCTAATTATAAAACCGCCACCATTACAATTAATGATGGAGGGGGTACAGGTACAAGTTTATTGAACAGTATCAGTAATGTCAGAATATTTAATACAGGATCAGGTTATACTACTGCTACAATTGCAAATACTACTGCTACAATTGCAACAACCGGTATTATTCAGCCTACCTCAAACGCTTTTGCAAATTTAATATTCAGTAGTAATGCTTTAGTTGACGTTGTTATAACAAATAAAGGTACTGGCTATACTACTGGTGCTCGTGCAAACACAACTATTACAATTAACACGTCTGGTAATAGTCAACCTACATCTAATGCAACTGCTAATTTGTTTTTTGCTACCTCAGCCGTTCTAACTCCTGTACTTAGAAATGGCGCTATTCATTCTGTTTTAATTGAAGACGAAGGTACAAGATACAGTTCAAACGTTAAGACAATAATTTCTGCAATTGGAGATGGTTCAGGATTTGTTGCTACCCCCTATGTCAATACTGCCGGTCAAATCGAAGATGTCATTATAGAAAACCGAGGTACAGGGTATTCATATTTAAACTTAACGGTTGCAAGTGCAACAGGGTCAAGCGCAAATTTATTTGCAAATCTTTCTGTAGATGATATTGATACTTTGCAGACAGTTGTTGAGTTGTCTGCCGTAGATGGTGGTATACATGCATTCAAAGTTAGCAACGTAGGTAACGGATACTCTTATGCCAACGTTACGGTAGCAGGTGATGGAATCAACTTTTCTGGTAATGCCGTTATTGTTAATAATACTATCAGTTATATTTCTGTATTGACACCGGGTTCTGGATATACCAATGCAAATGTAACTATAACGGGTAATGGAGCTAATGCAAATGTATCTGCCATATTATCCCCATACCGGGGTCATGGTAGTGATCCAGTTAGAGAGTTATTTGCTGATACATTAATGTTCACATCTACCATAAATAATGAAAAGAACCAAGGGGTTGATGTAAAGAATGACTACAGACAATTTGGTATTGTTAAAGATTTAAAGCAATATGGTAATGAGCGAGCATTTGCCAATGTTATTGGAAGTGCATGCTTTCTCGTAACAGTTGATACCGTTAGTGGGCTTGAAAGAGACACTGTACTTACTCTTACAGTCGGTACAGATAAACGATATTTTGAAGTAGTTGAAATTGTTCCTTCAAGTAGTCAACTTTTATTACAAAACAAAAATAATCACGTGATAACTACCAGTGATAGCTTTACAGATCCGACTTCAAATCTTAATTATGCTGTAACAGATGTAACAACGAGCCCCACCATAAATAAATTTAGTGGTGACTTACTGTATATTGATAATAGAACATCGGTAAGTTACAGCGAACAGCAACTAGTTACTTTAAGAACAGTAATCAAATTATAACAGGTAAGAGATGGCGATTAATTTTAACACCGATCCATACTATGATGACTACAGTGAGGCTAAAGGCTTTCACCGTATTCTTTTTAAACCTGGTGTGGCTGTTCAGGCAAGAGAACTAAATCAACTTCAAACAATACTTCAGAATCAAGTATCAAGATTTGGTAACCATGTATTTAAACCTGGGTCAATGGTCATACCAGGTAATATTAAATTTGACAATAATGTTAATTATGTAAAATTATTGACTACTTTTAACTTAATTGATATTGAAGTTGCTGATTATCTTGGTAGAGAGATGATTGGTCAGACATCAGGTTTAAGGGCAAAGGTAATAAACGTTGAGCCAGCTACAAGTACCGATCCCCCAACAATTTTTGTTAAATATTTAGATTCTGGTACAAGCAGAATAGCTACATCTTTTACTGCTGGAGAAGATATTGCAACTAATGATACAGGAACAGCCTACAGTGCTACTGTATCTTCAACAGGTAAGTGCCTGGGTGCAAGTATAAGTGACGGTGTTTATTTTGTAAAAGATAATTTTGTAAAAGTATTTGCAAATAATATTATTCTTGACAAATACGTATCTAACTCTAATTATAAAATTGGACTGGAAGTATCCGAGACTATTAAGAATAGTGAGGATGATGAGACTCTACTTGATCCAGCTATTAGTACCTTTAATTATTTTGCCCCTGGTGCAGATAGATATAAAATTGAACTTATTTTAAATAAGCGTGCTTTATCTAATACAGCTTCATCAGATAATTTTATTGAATTAATTCGCATAGTTAATGGTGCGGCGGTTGATGTAATTGATAAACCAGGGTACAATGTTCTTGCTGATGAATTAGCGCGACGTACTTATGATGAATCAGGTGACTATACAGTCAAACCATTTAATCTTAAATTTATTGAACACGCCAAAACAGTAGATAACCCTGATGGGTTTCTTAACGGTAATGAAGGAGCCAATGTAAATCTTGCATTTGCTGTTTTATCACCAGGTAAAAGTTATGTCAAAGGGTACGAAGTAGAAACTATATCTAATAGATATCTTTCTTTTGCAAAGCCAAGAGATACAGCTAATGTTATGAACGCTGTAGTTCGAACACCAATTGGTAATTATGTAGAGATTACCAATCCCTATTCTATACCTAACTTTACCTCTAACCTTATAGATGTAAATTTGTATAATCAGTATACTGCAACCCCGGGTTCTGCTGCTGGCACATTGGTTGGTAATGCTAAAATTAGAGGTTTTGAATCTACCGCCAGTAATGCTATGCTGTCGACGTCAACATTTAATGCGTTTTTATTTGATGTTAATATGGCATCAGGTTATACATTTGGACGCGATGTTAAGCAACTATACCATGCAAGCGTATCAGACACCGGTTACGTATCTACTGCTTTCACATCTAATATTGTACCATCTACAAATACTACTGTTACAGGTTCTGTAACATTAACAAATGCTAGTAATGCAGTTACTGGGGTAAATTCTGTATTTACCACCGATCTTAAAGTCGGCGACTATATTAAATTTAGTTCTGATACTTCTAACTCGTATCGTGTCGCTACCGTTACCTCAAACAGCGCTTTAATTATAGATAGAAACTACCCGTTATCTAATGTCTCCGGTGTTAATGCTACACGAGATCAAGCAGTACTTATTGATAACAGTCTATCAACATATATTTTCCCAATGCCAAATAAGGTAATTAGGGAACTAAGTGATATAACTATTCGTACTCGAAGAGTGTTCTACGGTACACTGTCTAGTGGTATTATTGCATGCTCTACCGCAGTAGGCTCTACGTTTGCTTCTAGAACAGATACAGATTATTTTGCTGTAGTAGTGAGCGGGGGAAATGCAGGTAAAATTTATCGAATTGCATCTGGTAACTTCTCATTTACAGATTCACCTGTTAATAGAAATATCAGTGTTAACTTAAGTAGTTACGGTTTGACTAATGAAGACGTCTTAGTCTACACTACAATTATTAAAACCAACCCAACTGCTAAAACCAAAACCACTACAGCCAGTTCAGTAACTTATACCACAAGCACCGACTGCCAGGCCACAGTTGTTTCACTGGGTGTTGCAGACGTTTATCAAATAGCTAACGTTAAGATGTCAGCTAATGTATTCGGTACAGCATACAACGAAAGTAATGCATTTGATGTATCTGATTACTATACACTAGAGACTGGGCAGACGCCAACGTATTACGGTATTTCAAAAGTTAAATTAAAGCCTGGTAAACCTACGCCAACAGGCCCTATACAAATTAATTATAATTATTATACGCATGGAGCTGGAGACTACTTCAGCGTGGAATCTTACCCGTCTTATGAGAATATTCCTGTATTTAATGATAACGGTACCACATACGACTTAAGAGACTCTTTAGACTTAAGACCGAGAATTTCTAACGATGGTGCGAACTTTAAAAATACCGGTGCAGTAAGGAATGAATTCTTAGATTACGCTAATGATTTTTCTACTGACTACTCTTACTACCTACCCAGAATAGATAAAATTTATCTAACTGGGGACGGAAAGATTACTTATAAAGAAGGTAGCAGTAGTCTTAGCCCTGTCGAGCCTCAGGCACCTTCTGATGCAATGTCATTGTACGTGATTGAGCACCCTGCATACGGCTTTAATATTAATAAAGACTCTACTTTTTATCCTGTAGACCAGAAGCGCTACACGATGAAGGATATTGGTAAGTTAGAAAACCGTATAAAAAACTTAGAATACTATACTACACTTTCATTGCTAGAACTAGACACAGCTGTTTTTTCAGTTAAAGATAGTTTTGGTTTAGATAGATTTAAAAACGGTTTTGTAGTTGAATCTTTCCGCGGTCACGGTATTGGAGATGTTAGAAATTTAGACTATAATATCTCTATGGATTTTGAAAAGGGTGAATTAAGACCGGCGTTTATTCAAAATAATATAAAACTAAGTGAAGTTGAATTTTCTGAGTCAGCAAGACTGGCCCAGGGCTATGTTGTTAAAGATAATCGCATAGCAATGTTAAACTACAGTGATGAAGAGTATATTGTTAATAGTGTTTCTAGTAGTACTGAAAGTATTAATCCTTACGATAACTTTACATTTGCAGGTTCTTTGACTCTTTCACCTTCTGGTGATACCTGGTACGATCAAACTACCAAGCCATTAATTTATAGAGATGATAACGGTACATATGATACCTTGATTCCTGACTCAGTGGGCGAGGCAACTTACGGTTCAATTTGGAATTCCTGGAAACAAGTTTGGTATTCACCTACTAATACGGATAAAGTAAAAGCAATTGATGGTGGTGCAGTTATTACAGAAGCAAGCGTCTCCGGTAGTTCTACCAGTGTAGTATTTCCTTATGTAAGAAACATATCAATTAATTTTTCTGGTAGTAAATTAAAACCAAATACAAAATTATATGCATTTTTTAATGAGTATAATGTTACCGATCTTTGCTACAGCGCTAATACAACTGCTAATATTGTATCTTCTTTTGGTTCTCAAACAATGAATCAGTCCAGTATCATTACTGATGCTAGAGGAACAGTATCCGGTGTATTTAATTTTAATGTTGCATCTTCTGGTCTAAGAATTCCAGCTGGTAGAATTAATTTTAGATTGACAGACTCTGCTACTAATGGTTCAAATAAAGAAACTTTTGCAGATGCAATTTTTAATGCTAATGGTACCCTTTCTAAAGTGGAACCACCAAGAGTTACATACACACCTCCTGCAACTTATGCTCCTTCTGCAGCCAGTGTCAGTGTAGTTGGAGGTACGATTGTTACTGGTGGTGGTGTTAGTACCACCGTAGGCGAAACAGTTATAGTCACCACTACAGGTACAGTGGTAGTGGGTGGGAATACAACAACCACCACTACAGGCACGGTAGTTGTCCCAGGTACTACTAGTACCAACGTTCTTACAACCACTACGTTAGGTTTTGCTGAATACGCTGGGGCTTTCTTACAAGGTGTAAGTACTACTAATTTAAGTACTGAAGATAGAGCAGCATACGCAAATTATTATAAAACAGCCTTAACAAATGCAGGGGTGTCAGAAGCAACTTTCCAAACTCAATTGGGTACTGCTCCTCTTGCAGGCTCAACAGCTTATAGAGATAGCGACAATTACAATTTTGTATCTGGAGCATCTACAACATTAACTCAAACTCTTGAAAACGGAATGCCAGTAACATCTTACCTTACTGCAACTAACGTGTTAGATGCTAGAGCAGATAGCGGTAGCGGTAAGTGGTTCGTACAAGATGTTAAAGATACAGTTGGAGCTACTTATTGGAACTCAGTTGTTATACCAGTGTATGAAGGTACCAAAGCTGCTGTTGCAGACGCTGTTAAAGCAGGTGGGGATAATATTACTGCAGAGATGATGTCGTTCTACCAGGCAGGGATTGCTAATGGTTCATGGATTGAAAATACCGAAGGTGTACAGAAAGCAATTGATAATTATGCAGCTGCTCTTACCTTGGCGGTAATTGAAAAACCTGCTACAGATACTATTATTGCCGCTGGTAAAAATGACGGGCTTCTAGGTACTTCAACAAGCATAACAGTTTAAGGCTGATTAAAAAATGGCAACAAGTTTAAATGGTGATAGCGGTATAGGTCTGAGTGGGTACACTGATACCCTGGCCCAGTCTTTCTTTGTCGATAGAAATCTTTTACTGACTAAAGTAGATTTATATTTTAGTGATAAAGACTCTCAACTTCCGGTTGAATTGTCAATAAGAAAAGTTGAAAACGATAGACCAAGTGCAAATGTTATTACTAATTCAGTAGTAGTGGTTAATGCTAGTAGTATTATAACCTCTGCTAATGCTAACATAGCAACTTCATTTACATTTCCAGTTCCAATTAAATTAGATTCCGGTCAGTACTGCTTTGCTTTGTCATCAGATACAAAAAAGCATCGAGTATATGTTGGTCAAATAGGTGGTGAAGATACAGCTACTGGTTCTACTATCTCAAAGAACCCTTACAGCGGGGTCATGTTCATGTCTACCAATGGGGTGAACTGGTCTATTGATCAGACCAGAGACATTAAATTTAAGTTGTATAGAGCTAATGTAACAACCTCTACTGCAACTGTAGATTTTGTTATGGCAAAGAATACAATGTCGACGCCTTTTATTACAGTGCTTGAAAATGATCCTTTTCAGTCCTTTAATAGAGTGTCAACGGTTAGAGTTAATCATAAGAAACACGGGTTTCCATCTGGCGCATATGTAAAGTTTAACGGGCTTGCTGGTGAATTTGATTACACCACCAATGCTACAACTAACGTTATTACATTTAATAGTATACCTGTTAGTTCATTAGCAAATGTATATTTACAAGTTAGCAATATTACTCTAGATAGCTACACTGTGGACGTAAATGCAAATGCTATGATACTTGCTAATGTCACCGGGGGTCGTTTTGGTAGATCAGGTATCACTACTACAACCTTGTTGCCTTTCGCAGCTGTCTATCCTTCTATAGGTACAGAGACACCGCCCAGAACTAATATTGGTTATAAGTTAAAGACAACTGATAGTAGCTTTACTGTGAGTAATTTTGAAGATATAAGTGCTGATACTAAAGAGTTTTCTGATACCAGGATTCTGGTTGACTCTAAAAACAGAACTACCTCGATGAGTGGAGCAGAAAGCTTTACTTACCGTGTTACATTATCGTCCAGCGATCCTTATGTGTCACCTATGGTTGATACCTCGTTTGCGAGTGCTGTATTTGTTACACCAGATATTAATTCACCTTCAACATCAGATAACTTAAATGTTGATTTAATTACCATTGCAAGTGCAAATACTAAGATCTCTTTCTCTGCAACCGGTAATGTATCTGTTGGTGGTTCCTTAGAACAGGCTAATGTTAAGACAATGGCACCGGGGGCTTTTGTTACTATTACAAATGCTGGTGATCCAACAAATAATGGTACATTCAGGTTAACTGCAGTATCAAATGACGGTAAGTTTTTTAATATCCCGTCTGCAAACGTAGAACCCCAGGGTAATGCAATTACAATTGTATACAGACCAAGGTATATTTCTGACGAAGCTGCCTCCGGAAGTAGTACCCGTTCAAACTATGTAACTAGAAAAATTGAATTAGCAACACCTGCTACCGGTCTTTTGGTACGATTTGCCGTAAGCAAGCCAGTTGGTTCTGATATTGAAGTATACTATAAATTACAGAATGGTAATGAGGCGGCAGGGTTTAATTCTAAAGAATATACCCAGGTATCTTTAGGTACAATCACCAATACTGTAGACGGTCAGTTTGTAGATATAGAAAAATTTGTCGATAGTCTTTCATCATTTAATGCTTTCGTACTTAAATTTGTATTAAGATCATCTAGTATTGCCGCCTACCCCAAGGTAAAAGACTTACGAATTATTGCATTAGAATGATTGATAAACAAGTAATCAAAGTTAAGGATCACCCTACTCTGTATAGAGATCCTAATTCTAAAGCTATATTAGTCGTAGATCAATTATCTAGACAGAATTATATTAATCAGAGAACGCTTGCTCAAAAAGCAGCAGATTCTACCGAAAATTTGCAAAATGAAATATCCAATATGAAGCAAGAACTAGGTGAACTTAAAGATATGCTTCGTACTTTAATCAGTCAATCTAAGACCGATAAATAATCAATAAATATTCAATCGAATACAGCAAGGTAAATTAAATGGCAGCAACACTGGTTCTAAGAACGGTCAAAGGCACACCGTTAACAAATTATGAGGTTGACAACAACTTCTCTAATTTAAACACGTTTGGAGATGTTGTAAGCTCTAATATTGGCGTTCTTTCTGCGTTAACTACAGCAAGTACCAGTAATATTGTATTTGCTGTTAATAGTTTAGTAACAAGAGATACAACTATAAATTCTAATATTGGTGTATTAACTAACCTTACTACAGTAACCCAAGCCAATATTGTAAGTGCTGTTAATGAAATTAAGTTGGGTAATTTAAGCCAGTTTGGTTCAACAACATCAGCGCAACTTGCATCCATTATTTCTAATGAAACAGGTTCAGGTAACTTAGTATTTTCTACTAGCCCAGCCCTGGAAACCCCATCTTTAGGGACACCATCGGTTATTATTCTAACCAACGCAACAGGAACTGCAAGCAATCTAACAGTAGGAAAAGTTACTATTACTGATGAAACAACTTCAGCAACTACTTACTACCCTATGTTGTCAGTTGGAACTTCCAGTGGCAATAGCGCAAATGTATCCAGTACAAAATTATCATTTACCCCTTCAACAGGTCTTTTGACATCTACGGATTATAATTCTTCTTCTGATATGACGCTAAAACAAGATTTTACTCTAATTCAAAATCCTTTAGATATTATTAGTCAGCTGACTGGATTTGGATTTACCTGGAAAGATAGTAAAGAAAAAGCATACGGCTTATTAGCCCAAGAGGTTGAAAAGGTAATACCTGAAATCGTTAAAGATAGACCTGACGGAACTAAAGGTATTAATTATATGAACCTTACTGCCTTCTTAGTTGAAGCTATTAAGGATTTAAAACAAGAAATCACAGAGCTTAAGAAGCATAAATAAAATAGCACTTAAGCCGAGTTCACAAAAGGAGCGAAGATGGCAATTAAAGTAGGCGGAACAACCGTCGTAGATGATACACGCGTTGCAAACGTTGCAAGCTTTCAAGTAAACGGTACCACGGTTGTAGATGGGTCCCGTAATCTTACAGTAGTTAATTCCACACCCACAGGTATACTTACGACTAAAAAAATCGTAGAAACAGTTGTGGCTATTGGCAATACAGGTACAGCAGCAACAATTGATCTTTCAAATGGTACATTGTTTACTGCTACACTTAACGGTAATGCTACATTAACAATTTCCAATCCAGGTGCGGTATCATCATTTACACTAGTGTTAACAAACGATGCATCTGCAGGTAGAACAGTTGCTTTTTCAGGGGGAACTATTAAGTACCCTGGCGGCACAGTAACCCGAACAACTACCGCTAATGCAGTAGACGTTTGGTTCTTTTTCACTCCCAACAGTGGAACGACATGGTACGCTTCCATTCCAATGGCAAATCTTTCTTAACTAGGAGCATAAAATGGCTTTAACATCAGATCAACAAGCATTAGTCGACGTACAAATAGCAATTGAAGCAGATCGCTTTACAAAAACTGAAGCAATAGAGAATAAACGAGCAAAGTTAGAAGCAATTCGCATGGCTCGCGAAACACTTACAGAAAACAATCGAAGCAAACCCGCAGATTCACGAGAAGTTACTGCTGCTGACATTACAACATTTGCAGCTTCTTTGATTGCATACGTTAACACCTAATTAGTAATAACAACGTATGATTTAATTTCCTTCTGTTTGAGTTTATAAAGAATATAACATGCAATATACTATGAATATACCGTACGCTAAAGAAGTACACCCGTACGTTTGGGATGATGATTGTTTTACTTCTAAAGAATTAGACATATTACAAGGCTATGCAAAAAACGCTGAATTCCCTGCTGTACTCGATACAGCAGGGTTTACTGATAGAGATGTCAGGCGTTCTTCTGTTACATGGATAAATAATAATAATAAAAATGAATGGATATTCTCTAGACTTTCACAGGTAGTAGGTATTTTAAATGCACGGTTTTACGGATTTAACTTAACTGGATTTGGAGAAGCTTTGCAGCTTACTAATTATGATAGTACTGATAAAGGTATGTATAGGTGGCATCAAGACTATGCAGCTCAAGTTAGCCGTAAGTTATCTGTAGTAATTCAACTTTCTGATCCTTCTGAGTATGATGGTGGAGAACTACAAATAATGACAGGGCCTCTCGATACTGTTAAAAAACAACGTGGGTTAGCTACAGTGTTTCCATCATGGGCAGTACATCAAGTTACTCCGGTAACAAGAGGTACGCGTCAAACTTTAGTAGCTTGGATTTCAGGACCAGATTTTATATGAATATTAAATACGAAGATTTTATTGGCATATATGACAATGTATTTCCTGAAGGGTACTGTAGTCATGTAATTCAGGAATTTGATCGACTTGAACAAGATTGCGTTGGTCATAATAGACAGGTAACAGACCGTGTCGGTAAGCATATTAAAGATGATTATCAGATCATGATGAACGGTCGAACCATGAAAATGAACCCGTTTATGGAAAACAACCCTGTAGATGTATTTTTAGATGGGTTGCAAAAATGTTATAATGAATATACAGAAAAGTATTCTGTATTAAAAGACGGTAATATACGCGGGGAAGCAATTAAGTTACAGCGTACAGCACCTGGTGGGGGATACCATGTATGGCACGGTGAACAAAATCACAGGAATGGTGCCGCCAATCGCGTACTGGTTTATATGCTGTATTTAAATACGCTACCGTTAGAGAATGCGGGAGAGACAGAGTTTTTATATCAGAAAAAACGCTTTAATCCTATTGAGAATCGTTTACTTATTTGGCCTGCAGCCTATACCCATGCCCATCGCGGTAATACGGTATTTGGCGAACAGTCTAAGTATATCGCAACTGGTTGGTTTTACTTCGATTAAGGTAAAAAAAATGGCTATTGGAACATCAAAAATTGGAGTGCTTGGCGGGAAACCTATAACCCCTGGAGGCACGCAAACATTTAATTCCTCTGGGACTTTTTCTGTTCCTACTGGTATAACAAGAGTTTCAATTACAGGTCAAGGAGGCCCGGGTAGCCCCGGTAACCCCGGTAACCCTGGTAACTGTGGTATTGGTGGCGCCGGGGGTAGAGGAGGTTCTGGGGGAGGAGCTGGGGCTCGAGGTGGCTGTGGAGGGGTGTATAACTCTGGAGCTGGTTCTTCCGGTAACCCAGGTAATATCTCTAATACACCTGGTAACTCTGGAGCATCTTCTTCTGGATTTGGTTTTACCTGGAATGGAGGACCTGGAGGTAACCCTGGTAACGCCGGTAACGGTGGTACAGGTGGTAATACAGGCAGCCAAGGGGCAGCTGGCGCCCAAGACGGGTCTTCATACCCAGTTCACGGCGGCGGCGGTGCTGCAGGAAATCCTGGAGGCAGCCCAGGTTCCCCTGGCACTAATGGTCCCCCAAGCCCGTGTGGAAGCAGATCAAGAGGGGGCCCCGGTGGTGCTGGAGGAGGGGGTACACCCGGTGGTTCTGGTGCTATTTATTATAACTGCCAATACGCAAGACAAGGTGCTTCCGGTGGTCCTATAGGGCCAACTTATGGTGGCGGCGGTGGTGGTGGTGAATTGGGTTACAATAATGCTGTATATGGATTCAGGGGCGCCAGTGGTGGTGGTGGTGGAGGAGGTGGGGGAGGAGGCGGTAACCCCGGTAACTCTGCCAACCCTGGTAATGCCGGTGGTACTACCACTTATAATTGCCAGACCGTTGCAGGAAACTACGCAGTGACAGTTGGTTCTGGAGGCTTTGTTAATGTTACGTGGAACCCTCAATAATGGACACAAAACTTAGAAAAGCAATTGATGCTCACAATACAAAAATGACCCTTGAAAGTATGGAAGGCGAGAAAGATCGCGCCCGATCGGTAACAGTCGGAACAGCTTTTGGGGGTGTAACCGAGATAGGAATGCGGTCACGTACCGGTACTTATGTTTGGTGTATATTACAACCTACAGAAGTTACAGAATTAATTCACCAACTGGCAGCTAATATTGGTTGCCATATTGGTATAAAGCCTCGTGAAGACTTTGGTAGCTGGAGACATTGGAAAGAAACCGATACTCCATTACTTGGAGGAGATGGTAGCGGGTGGGCACCTCACCCAAATCACCCTCCTATGGCTAAAATTAAACATGAAAATCAACCCGGGCTTAACAAGCCCTCAAGGAGTAACGAAGATGCTATGGCAACTGAAAAAAATATCAACCGGCGAAATACTAAACGAGCCGCAAAAACTACCTAACAACTGGGGTCCTATTTTTGGACTAGATGGTATTCAAGACCGTCTTGGTGATCTTTCATGGTTGGGAGAAGCATACAATGACCAGGGGTGGTTTGTTGTTGGAGAAGCCCCTGCTGAACCTGCTCAAGCTACTGCTGCTGAGCTGGCCTGGGATCGTGCTAAGAAGTTGTTATGGGAGTCTGATTGGAGTATGCTGTCAGATGTACCTATGACAGCTGGGGACAAAGTTTTATGGATTGAATATCGAAGAGCTTTGAGAGATATTCGTTTGCAATCAGGGTTTCCTTCTGATATTCAATGGCCTGTTAAGCCAGCTTAATAAATACATAGGCATTATAGCCATAATAATAAGGAATATTAATGCCTATAAAAATAAACAATACGACAGTTATTGATGATTCTCGTAATCTAACAAATGTTACAATGGGTACTAGTACTACTGTGGATGGTACCACAGCAGTAGGTTACCTGAGCGTACCTCAGAACAGTCAAACAGCTGCATATACTACGGTTTTAGCTGATGCAGGTAAATGTATTTTTCACCCAGCATCTGATGCTAATGCAAGAACATTTACTATTGCAGCAAATAGTTCTGTTGCATACCCCGTAGGTACAGTTATTGCATTTGCAAATATGACCTCTCAGGTTGTAACAATTGCTATTACATCAGATACGATGTATCTTGGAGGTCAAGGTACTACGGGAAGTAGATCACTTGCCCAGTATGGTATTGCAAATGCTCTTAAGATAACATCTACGTCTTGGATTATTACCGGTACAGGTCTGACCTAATATGTCCGGCATTCTTTCAATGCTGTCGGGTGGTACTTACAGTTCTGCCCCTGTTAATACGGTAGCACCAGTCGTATCTGGTACAGCGACTAGAGGTCAAACCTTATCTTCAACAACAGGTACCTGGACTGGAGCCCCAACTCCAACATTTACATACCAATGGCAGAGGAGTGGGTCCAACATCGGTAGTGCAACATCCAGTACATATACATTAGTTACTGCTGATGTAGGGTCTACAATTCGGTGTGTAGTAACTGCTACCAACGTTGTGTCTGCGGTATCTGCTAACTCCAATTCAACATCTGCAGTAGCAGCCGTTGTGCCAGGAGCACCAACTTCGGTATCTGCTACTGCAACAAGCTCAACCACTGCAACTGTTACCTTCTCTGCTCCTGCAGACGATGGAGGGGCAACGATTACAAGCTATACTGTATCGGGTGGGGGATCAGGATCAGGGTCTAGTTCTCCAATATATGTAACAGGTTTATCTCCTAGCACATCGTATACATTTAGTGTTACAGCTACAAATTCAGCTGGCACTGGAACTGCAGGTAGTGCAAGTACTATTACTACTAATGCTGCTACAGGGCAAGTTTTGTTCTCAGGTACTAATACAACTTGGACTGCGCCAGCAGGTGTTACAAGTGTAAGTGTGGTAGCAATAGGGCGCGGAGCAGGCCCAGGCGGAGCACTAGCATATAGAAATAATATATCCGTATCACCTGGAACTGCATATACCGTAAATACTCTTGATTCTGGATATTCTCTTTTTAAAGACACATGCACTGTTCAAGCTGGCGAAGGACCTAATGGACGAGTTGGCGATGTAACCTATAGAGGCGGTGCAGGGTGTGGTAGCCGCGGTAGCGGCGCTGGCGGGTACGCAGGAGATGGCGCAAGCGCTTCTGGGTCTAACAGAAATGGTCGCGCAGGCTCCGGAGGAAGCGGGGGGTCAAGCGCTAATTACTCATGCTGCGGTCAACCTGAAATCAATATTGCGGGCGGAGGAGGGGTAGGTGTATACGGGCAAGGCGCAAGTGGTGCTGGTGGTACTCTAACTGGTAATGGCAGATTGTCTGCTGGGGGCGGAGGAGGAGGTTCCGGAGGCGGGACTGGACTGACTACTTCATATAACACGTGCGTTAACGGAGGACGAGGGGTAAATTACGGAGGAGCTCCTGCGTTTACATGGGACCCTGCTCGAGGTTATCCAACTGTTCAGTGCTCAGGGTATGGAGCTGTACGCATTATCTGGCCTGGTACTACTCGTCAATTTCCTTCCACCGGTACAGCAGATCAATAAAATATAATTTAGGGAATAAAGATGTATATTAACGAAGCAACACTTGGTACTTTTATACACCATGCCGATATTAGATACGAACTTTGGAAGAACAATGAAGAAGCTCCAGCCGTTCTGACAGATGAGTACCTATCTTTAAAAGGTTATAAGTTAGTTACTGTTGTACCACAGACTTATAACCATATTACAGAGAAATTAGTTTCTCAGCCCCCGTTAAAAAACTCAGACGGTCAATGGGAAATATTACAAGTATCTGCTCCTGAGGACCCTGCTAACGTTGCAAATAACTGCCTTGGCTATAAAATTACAACGTTAACCCCTGAAATTTCGGCAATTCTTCAAGAGGCAGGATCTTACGAGCGCGTGGCTGCTGAGGTTGAAAAAACCCGTATAAACTCTCTTTGGTTTTCAGCAAACCGACTTGAATCTTATATACTTACCCCTACAGTAGTTGGTCTTATTACCCAAGGGGTAATTCAAGGTAAACCAAAATGTATTGCAGTTCAGGCATGGGTAAATGCAATCTGGGCAGAATATTATGTGCGTAAAGCATCTGGTTCTGATGATATTAATTATATACCTGTTGTAGGTAACTGTCCTCATACGGTACCAGAATTAGTAGCCGAGTTAGTTAATCTAAATTAACCTATTAACAGTGGTTTTGAATTTAGTTTGTATATATAATTGTATACATTATTTACAAGATATACTATGACAAAAACTTTACCCAAGAAGACATCTAAGAAACCAGTTAAGACAAAACAATCGGTTACTGAAGTAGCTCCAAATACTCAACTTCAAGTTGCACACCATTTTCCTTGTCCAATTTACTTAATAGACCGTCCAGATTTTTTAGAAACCGTTAGTGCTGTATCTGAAGAGAATCTTGAGATTTCTCGTAAAGAACGTGATCTCAATGAAATATACCCTGTCTATATGACGGAAAACTTCTTTGGAGATTCCCGTATGGCAGGGTTTTCAGAGTTTGTTGGTGCAACTGCATGGAATATTCTTAACGAACAGGGTTATGCTATGCAGGACATGGCTGTAGCATTTACAGAAATGTGGACTCAAGAACATCATAAGCATTCAGCCATGGATGCTCACGTACACGGGTTTGGTTCACAGATTGTAGGGTTCTACTTTCTTGAGACCCCCGATAATGGTTCTCATGTAGTGTTTCATGATCCCCGTTCGGCTAAAGTACAGATAGATTTACCTGAACGCGATATGAATATGGCTACCCCGGCAAGTAAAGCAATTAACTTTACCCCTAAACCAGGTTTAATGATCTTTGCTAATTCCTGGTTATCGCATTCTTTTACCCGTCATGCAGCAGATAAACCTATTAAGTTTGTTCACTTCAACCTAACTGTAATACCTGCAGCAAATAACACGTGTGATATTCCACCTCCTGCAGCAGAAATTGTATGAATACCTACCATATTCGATTTAATAAATCTAGAGGCGAGTCTGGGAGAGGTACTTTAGATCATGTGTGGCGAGTTTTTGAGGGTGAAAAAGAATATTTGTTTAAAAATATAGATATTACCGTACCGGTTAAAAGTGAAAAAGATAAGAATGGGGCTGACTATAATATTACATGTCAAGGTATTATGACTATAGATAAAGAGACATCTACTGCTATTATTAGATAATCTATAATATTAAACAAGTACAAAGGACCTTAGGGTCCTTTTTTTATAAATATACGATAAATATTGAGGAAAAAAATGGCAAGTATCTCAAATCTTACTATAGATCAGGGAACTACGTACTCGGTTTCTATTGCAGTTAACGACGATACGGGTTCGGCCAGGAATCTAACCGGCTATACAGGTCGTTCTCAGATGAGACGGTCCTACTATTCATCTTCTAATACTGCATTTACAGTAGTAATCACAAACCCTGCTAACGGGGAAATCACCCTTAACTTTACTGCTGCACAATCAGCCAACATAAAGGCTGGACGCTACGTCTATGATCTCGAATTGGTTAACTCCAATACATTAACAGTTGAGAGGGTAGTGGAAGGCATCGTAACAGTATATCCTGAGGCGACTAAATAATGGCAGTAACAATAAGACCATCTACCAATCAATCGATTGTCATTCAACCGGCAGCCACAGTTAGTTCTGTATCTATTGGTTCACCTGTTAACTCTTCTTCTATTGCGATGAACCAGGGTGGAACATCTCCATCAAGTTTAATTGTAAGAAAATCAACCGGAGGCACATTGACGTCTCTTGGTGATGTTAATACCTCTTCTGTGCAAGATGGATTTACTCTAGTTTATGATTCCGATACAAATAAATGGATAGCCCAGGCAGTGACGGCAGCAGTCACCGCTGTCGATGGCGGACGCTATTAAATAACAATAAGAGGATAGCATGGCTACCGGAACAATTATTCAAATAAAACGAACGGCTAATATTGCCGCTCCTACAGTAAGCGACCTTGCAGAAGCAGAATTAGCTTATTCACAAGATGCATCCTCTGACGGTGCAGGTGCTATACTTTACATTGAATCTGTAAATGCTAATGCGTCCCCGTCGATTCATAAAGTTGGGGGTAAGTACTATACCGATATTGTTGACGGGGCTACTGCTAACAATACTGCTGGTAACTTAGTTAAGAGAGATGGTTCAGGTAATTTTACTGCTGGTACTATTACAGCTACATTACACGGCCGGGCTAATTCAGCTACAATTGCCAATACCGCAAATACCCTTACCACTGCCAGAACGATTACCCTGGGTGGTGATTTAACCGGTAATGCATCATTTAATGGTTCATCGGATATTACAATTACAGCATCTATTGCTGCAGACTCCGTAGCACTAGGTACTGATACTACTGGGTATTATGTTGGTAATATTACATCTGGAACAGGAATTGCGGTAACTGGTGCAGCAGGTGAGAACGCTAACCTGACTGTTGCTCTGGATATTTCTGGTGTAGCTGCTGGTACGTACGGTAATGCAACCTCTATACCAACAGTCACAGTAGACCAATATGGTAGAATTACTTCTATCTCCAATAACACTGTATCGTTTAATACATCCAATCTTGGTACGCCAGATTACATTAATTTAACTAATGGTGTTGGTCTACCGGTATCAACAGGTATTTCTGGTCTTGGTGCTTTTCAAACCAACTTACTTGCTGCTAATGCTTATACATCTGTTAATGCTGGAACATATGGTAACACCACATACACCCCGGTAATTACAGTCGACGTGTATGGTAGAGTATCTAATGTTTACACGGTTGCAACATCAGGTACCAGTGGGAATACAAGTTCAGGGACCATTGGTTCATTTACTCGTTCAGGTAATACATTTACAATTAATGAATCTGGGGTTAATTTTTCTGCCAGCATCGCCGGTTCTGATATACCTGTTGGACCTGCAACACAGGGTAACCTAATTAGTAATGCTGTCTCATTAACAACTGGATCTACATTGTCAAATAGTATTGCACAATTAAATCAGGTACTCGGTAAACTGGTTCCTGCATCTCCTCCTGCATTCCCTTCTGGTTCTAATACCTTAACAATGAGTTCTGCTACTACTTCAAGTAGAATGGCTACAGGGTTTGCGCAATTTTATAATACATCTGCTAACACCACGGTTGCCGCAGGTACTACGATTGCTGCCAGAAGAGCAGCTGCATATGTAACATCAACCATTCCTGACTCAGGTCCTGGTGATAGCGGTACACTAACATTATTTTTAAATGACGTATCTGCAGGTTCAAGAGCTTTTACAACTGGTAGTGATAACGGCACCTATGGTGCTAACTTAGTTATTGCCGACAACGTAGATTATGCTACTAAGACCGGAGCTGCCTCTGGCTTCTGGGAAAGTTTTGATGCCTATGGATCAGGTGTTGCGCAACCGGGTTGGAACAGTGTTTACATAACTCATTCTGCAGCTGGTACAACAAACACTCTATCATGGTATTACGATGATAGTAATCCTGCTGCCCCGACGTTTGCTAATAAGACTATAACTGAGACTTCAAATACTAAGATATATTCTAGTACTGTTCCTCATTATACCAGCGCTACTACATTTACATTAGCTGCTTACATTAATAACTTAAGCGGTAATACATACCCAACAACTGATACTTTTGTAACCGGTTCATCCGGGGGAGCATTCCAGGCGCCATCTAGCATCACATATTCTACAGCCGGGGTAACAACACCCCTTGCTAGAAACTTGTATGTTAGTTCAGGTAACGTTGCAATATCCACAACCTCTTCTATTACAACCGGTTTTGGTTCTAGTGCAAGCGGGCCTTCATTGACCAGTACAAATGGCTATAATAGCAGCGGTGCTTCCACATTTACAGTATCTGGTACACCTACAATACTTTATAAAACTGGTACATCCAGTTCAATGGAAGAAACGACTCTTACCTTTGGTTCAGCAGTAGGTACAGGTTCAGGTCTTGCTGCACGTATTATTAATCCAGGTTCGACAGATAATCCTACTTTTTCTGCAAGCGCAACTACATTTAACAGCCAGTCTGGTACGTTACAGACCTATGATGCGACCATTGTTGGTGGTACTTTAAAACACGACCAGACTAATTATGCTTCTGGTTATCTACCAGTTGGGCCTGATTTAAGTTCAGGTCGCAGCTCTGCTCAATACTTTACATTTAGATTTGTAAGAACCTCGGTATCTAAGTTTAATATTAAATTTACAGGTACTATTGCCGGGCTCTGGGTTGCATTACCAGGAAGTGCAATTGATACCTCTTCTACCATTAATGGTTGGTTGGATATGAGTACTGCGTATGGGGGAGCAGGAGTTCCTGGCGCAGGAACCGGGGGTAACGGGTCTAATGGATGTGCTCTAGGTGGTGTTGTAACTTTGAATTCGTCAGTATCTGCTCACAGCAAGACATGTACATTTGGTACTGTCTCTAGCTCGGATACATCAACTAATGAAATATATGTGAGGATAAAATTAACAAGCGGGCAGACTGTTACTGCTCTCTCATTAGAAACAGCGAGCAATTAAATGGCAATTTCAGATACACAAAAAGTTGACTTACTTTATAAAAAGTTATTTGGCGCAACTAAAACTGATCTTGCCACTAATAAAAGCGCTAGTAATGAGGCGATAGCAAGCCCGGCGCTTATCCGGGGAGATACAGTCTGGGTTCAATCTTCTAGTATTCCTGCTACTGCAGCAGCGGTTGCTAACATTGTACAGGCATATCAAACAACTGCCAGGGTTCAAGCTAACGCTGACGCTACCACGACTGCTATCAGTAGCGTATATCCTACATGGAAGACAGGTTTAACTGATTGGATCCCTCCAGAATTCGGTTCTACTTATTTTGTTAAAGTGTATGCTGATACTGCAGGTACAGCTGATCCTACTGGTAATACAGCCCTATCCGATGCTGGTATTTCAGGGGTCGGGGAATGGTATTTTGATTATGTATCAGGGGTATTGAATTTTATCGGTGGGACGATTCCTGCCGCGTTAACTGCATCTAAAGTTATCTTTATTACCGGGTACCGTTATATTGGTACTAAAGGTATCTCGGCTTCTGCTTCTTCTAATGTTGCAAATACTGCCAATGCATTAACTACAGCAAGAGATATAGGGCTTTCTGGTGACCTAACTGGTAATGTGACCTTTGATGGGTCAGCTAACGTTACATTAGTTGCTACAATTGCTGCTAACTCTGTAGCATTAGGTAATGATACAACTGGTTATTTTGTTGGTAATATTACCGCTGGTTCAGGTATATCTGTTTCCGGGGCTGCTGGTGAAAATGCTAACATTACTATTACCAATTCCGGTGTTACCTCTATATCAGGTACTGCCGATCAAATAACAGCTTCTTCTAGCAACGGTGCTATTACATTAAGTTTACCTAATGATGTTACTGTTAATAACAACCTAACAGTTGCCGGCAACTTGTATATTAGAGGTACGGCTACTACTTTACAAACAGCCACCGTCAGTATTAATGACTCTTTGGTTAAGTTTGGAAATGCTAACCCAGGTAATTCTCTAGACCTTGGTTTCTTTGGTGAGTATACTAACGCAGGTAATGTCACATACGCCGGTCTCTATAGAGATCATAATGACGGTAAGTTTAAGATCTTTAATGGCTCCACAGTTAACCCTACCGGTAATACGATCGGTACTTCTGATTCTGGCTACACCATTGCATCCTTAGTTGCCAATTTAACCGGTGGTACAGTATCAGGTCTAACTGCTAACATTAATGTAAGTGATGGTGGTACAGGTAGAGGTACATTTACTGCAAATGGTGTTTTGTTTGGTAATGCTACTGGTGCATTAAAAGTAACAGCAGCAGGTACAGCGGGTCAAATACTTCAAGTAGGTGCTAACGGTGAACCGGTTTTTAACAGTCTTGACGGCGGAACCTATTAAAATAACGCCTATAAATATACTATAACGTTATTTTTTATGGGGTGATTATGGAAGATCAAAGTAAGTTTTTTAATGTAATTATTGATAAGACAAATCAAAAATTAAATTCTTTTCAGGCTCAAATCATTGTACTTGAGTCTCAATTGCAAATGGCTATCGACGAAAGAGATGCGTACAAAAAGTATGTAGACGGTACCGTAGGTAATAATTTAAGCCCTGAAGACTTAGATAATTTGAAGATTGAATTTTTAAATATGCAGGCTCAACTTAAGACCGCTCAAGAAGAAAATAAAGCACTTAAGAATCAAGTTACAAATTTCGAATCTAGTATTAATAATAGTACTAAGTTTATAAAAGATCAAAACGAAACCTTGCTACAAGAAGTCAGAAGACTTCAACGCCTGGTAGATGAGTTGTCATAAGAAATAATGGCAACAGATATCCAACTAAAACGGTCGTATACAGCTGGTTCGGTACCAGTTGCGGCTAATGTTTTAGTTGGAGAACCTGTAGTTAATCTTACCGATAAGGTAATTTATTCTAAAGACAATAGTGGTAATATAGTTGTTATTGGTGCAGGAACTACAAGTAATGTAATTGAAGGTTCCAATTTATATTTTAGTAATACCAGGGCTGTAGCCGCAGTATCTCCTTATTTAACTACTGCTAATATTGTTGAAGCTGTAGGGTTTGTAGGTGACGGGTACCAATATGCGTTTTCTGATTATTATATTAAAAAAGAAAATAATGTATTTTCTCAATACTATATAAATCATGGAACTACCGGTTGGGATAGTTATGTTTCAAATTATGCGGTCGTTGGTTATGCCGTATATGCAACAATTAGAGATGGGGCTGGTAATGCTACAGGCCCTAAATTATATTACGGTACAGTAACAAGTGTAGACACTTCTACATCGGGAACGGTAGACGGTTCTCGTAAATTTACTGTATCAAATCCGCAAGGTCATCCGGATTTTTATAATTTTGCTGATTATGATAAAAAAGGTACCTTATTTGAAATTTACCGTCCTTCTGATACGGCGGTAATGTATTTTACAAATGCAAGAGCAGTAGCTGCAGTAACACCGTACCTAAATACTAGTAATGTTACAGAAGGCTCTAACCTGTATTTTACTAATGCAAGAGCAAGAGCAGCCTTTACAGCTGGTACAAATATAACAATTGCAGATGGAGTTATTTCTTCTACTGCCTCGGGAAATAATAACAATTTTGAATTTGATTATGGCTTCATTTATGATGCTACTATATCAACTGCTATATCCCCAATCGATTACGGGTCTATTTAATGGCAATTCAAACACAATTTAGACGCGGTAATACGTACTCCCACAGTTTGTTCACAGGTGCATCCGGTGAGATTACTGTTGATCTAGATAAAAAAGTAGCCGTTGTTCATGATGGCGCAAGCGTTGGAGGATTTCCTCTAGCTTTAGCTTCTTTCCAGGTGCTGCATACAATCAGGCAAATACTGCTACTACTATTGCTGGGCTTGCTTACGCAGCAGCCAACGTTGATTTAAACTATACAGTAGCCGGGGTTACGGGTAATGTATCTAATATCCAGTTAGCTGCAGGTATTACCTCTTCTGGGCTACTAACTACAGCCAATATTAATGAAT